GTTTTGGTCCGTCAAAAAATATTTCAGAACCTACCGTGAACATTTCTGGTTTTGATGCGCCTAACTTATCTTTAATCCTTCTTGCAACAAACCATGAGTCTTGAGCATCCTCTGCCGCTTGAACCGCCGCTAAATCAAGCGTCTCTACTGGAATAAAGTCTTGCTTGCTCACAATCTCGATGTCCAAGGCGGTTTCTGGACTTCCCAAGTAAGCACCACTGGTAGGTAACCCTTTGTAGGTAACCACATCAGGGTCTGTGTTGGCCGGTCTTAAAATGCTCGACATGCTTTCAAGCATTTGATCAGACGTTGGCACAAAATCTTTACCTTGAGTGTCCATGCTTTGTTCTCGACTAAGACCGAGAAACATTGACTCAACAGGGTCGGCATCAAGCATTTGCTCAAAAGACCCACCTTCGCCTGCCTTCGAGGTCCACCCTTTTTTTGTCCAAAGGTCTTTTTCAGCGAACCACTGCAAAGCCTGAACATCTCTTGGCTCAAGCGGGTATAAGGGATTGTTTGGGCCAATAAACTGGTTGATCTTTTCAGTAGCATCCCTGATGACATCTTGACCAAAACCAAACTCTAAATTGCTAACAAAATTGTCAGGATCAACAACCTTACCCGTAACGCCTTGTTCCGCAGAAGATGGTATGGGTTTTCTTCCACTATGCTTCCTAAGATTTCGAGCAGACCAAACATCGATAGTTGCTTCTTGGCTATCACCAACTAAATTTCCAGCGAAATTTTTTGCTTTAGGGGCACTGCCAGCTCTTCTGATTCTAAACTTGTCGGCCAAGGCAACCATGGCGTTGTAAGAATTAATGCCAAATTGTTTACCATTCCGCTGTCTAATAATTTTTCTCTGGTCCCGAAGCTCTTCACCAATTTTTTTAGACTCATTAATCAAAGATGTGTAAGTTGGGTCAGCTTTGATGTCTTTTACTTTGCGACCCGCCGCTCTTTCAGTTTTTAAAAACGCCTCAGCTTGGTCTTCCAACGCATAACGAGCGTCAAGAGAATCGGCAAAACCCTCCATAAGCTCGTCAAATTCACCTCGAGCAAAACCGTCGAGTATGTCTTTCGTAAATCTAAAATTAGTCGCCACAGGGGTGTTGGGGCTGGTAGCGCCGAGCAAATCGCCTACCATTTCAGAAAAAGAACCGTACTCATTACGCAAGCGTCTTTCGACGTTTTTATACCAACCGGCGTTGTTGATTACGTTTCTTGCGGCCAAGTCATCGGGGTTCTCAGCCCTTTTAAAATAATCGATAATCTCGTCAGCAACACCATCAGATATTTTCTTAAACTGGGCTGAACCCGGCTCAACCTGCTTTCCTGTCTTCGGGTCGATATTGTAAGCATAAGGCATCGCCTTAAACTTTAGCTCAACCTTGTTGTCTTCAGTCAGGTTTGCGCCAGTGATTTTAGGCTGCGCCCAGTCTGCGTTCGGATGTCTTTTCTTCCAGTCACGAGCAACATTCATTGCCAACGCTGAGTCGCCGCCCAACAAAGATTCTTCAATTGCGGCCTTTTCTTGAGGTGAAAGAGAAGCCCTCTTTGCCATATTCCTAGTGCCGCGATTAAATTGAGCAGGGGCTTTCTCGGCAAGATCAACCCCCTCCCTTGCTATTTTTAAACCAAGATCATACATCCCGGCTTCGGCATCTTCGCCTTGAATTATCATGTAAGCAGCAGGAATAGAAATCCCGTATTTTTTGCTGATTTCTATGATCCGAGGGTCAAATACAACGTAATTATTAGAGCGTTTGTCCTTCGGCTTGTGCCGGGTGAAGGCGTCAGCGTACTTAACGCCCTTGATGCCTCTCTCTTTAAATTGCTCTATAATTCCGGGGGCACTCACTGCCCTTTTCATTATCTGCTCATCTGTAGGGTCGGAAGGAAAGCCGAACCTTTCTTTTAACGATAGACTTTGGTCTCCCCCTTGCTTATAAGCTTCAACTATTTCTTGAACCGCTTTGGGCTGATCACCTACCGGCGCATCCCAATCGATAAGCTCATCAGGGTCGGCGTCGATGTTGACTTTGTACATGCGGCCAGTAACTTCTCCTGACGGTATTACTTTGCCATCTTGAGTAATTAAGTAACCAGATCCGTCTGAAAATTCGTACCTTACGTTTCCATTAACATCCGCTGAGGTTTCCACAGCGTCATCAGAAATCGTCTCAATAACGTCATCCAAGGTAGTGTTGTTGAAGTCTTCGTATCCAGAAAGCCCATACTCTTGCTCATAGCTGTTGGCGATGCTGTCCTCGGGGGCAGGCGTTGTCCCATCCTTTCTGAGCTTAGTTAAAGAATCTCGGTAACCCCTAGCAACATCCTCAGTCTCAGAAAAATACAAACCACGGCCATACTGTTGCTGCCCCTCGCCGGTGCCGATAGCTTCGGTTTTAAACTCATCAAAGTCGTAGGGAGAACCATGGTAAGCCTCGATACCGGCTTTTCGGCCGCTGTCAATAATTGCCTTTAACATTTCGCCCTTAGCGCTCATATCAGGTCTCGGTCAGTCTTTCGTAGTGGTCCCAATTCTTACGCATAATAACCAGCCAATCATCAAAAGTCATCACGCTAGTTAGGTCGTTATCTCGGGGTAGCGCGGGGTTAATCGCGTACATGGGGATGCACACGCGGGACTGCTTGTTGTTGAACTTGTAGATGAGAACCGGGATGTCATTGCCACAGGCGGCTTTGACCTGCTTCCACCACTCAGGACGCCACCACCACCCCTCCTTGTACGCTTTGCACTCAATCGCGTGGTACGGGATCTTGATGTCGGCGAGGTCGGCGGTCTGGTACTGATCGAGGTTCCGCTTGCAGGTAATGTCAAAACCATGCTCGGCGAAGAATTCGTTTAGCTTCTTGCAAGTGTCGCGTTCATACGCGGCCCCCTTGTTGCGAGAATCAACCATGGGCAGTACCAGTAAAGTTTTGGCAATTCTGTTGCAAATAGGGGTTCCATGCAAGAGAATCTGAAACGGGGGGTCCCTTGCTCTCACTCCTCCGGGCGACCTCTCCTCCCTTATTCGCCCACCAAGGGACCCCCTTTTTCAATTTTTATAAAAAAATGGGAGGGAGCCTGCGAAACTTCTGCGAACATAACAGTATTGCTATGCCAAAATACTCAAAAGTTATTACAGAACAACTTTCTATCCCTCCCTCCCATTTTTTAAAAAAAATAAATTACGAATTTCTTGTTAAGAAACAATAAGTTACGAATTTTTAGGCCCAAACAAGGCATATTTTTTTGGGAGCAAATAAAATTTTTTAAAAAAAAGGTACGTCTTGTGCCCATTTACGTTGAGATTTTTTTTACGATCTTATGCGGCGAACTCAGCTATAGCTATCCGCTATCGCTCAGCCGCGAAAAAGGGGGGGTGCCACGGTCCAAATCAAGGCTGACTGAAGGTCAAAAACCCGATCCATAGGGGTCCATTGTTTTTGCTCGAACGTCGCTCAGGGGCGCTCAGGATGCGCCTCACGGCGGTCAACCAGTGAGGATCGAGGCTTTGAGCGAAGGCTTTGACGCCTCTGAGCACTGGCGTTGATCAGCGATTGGTCAGACCAAGCGCCGGTCATGACGCAAGCCTTTGATTTATAAGGGTTTTGGGGAGAATTCGGGGGAAAAATGATTTAACCCGCGAGGGCGGGCCACAGAGAAAGAGAGGCCTCTTTCTCGGTTATTCTTTTCGTTCATCAATTATGGGTGATCCATTCCTTAAATCTATAGATCATTGTCCTTCATCTCATCGCTCACGCCCAGCAGCTCGTTCAACCGTGACTTGATGTCAGCCTTCGTCATGCTGTCGAGGTTGGCATTGATATTGAGGCTTTGGCTGCGCTGTATCGTCAAGCCTGCAAGCTGGTTCAACTCCTTCACCGCGCTTACAGCAGCGTTGTACGCCCCGTTCTCAAACGAGGTCTCAGCTATCTTCCACAGCATCGAGCCTGTCTTCTCCGGCGTGATGGCGTACTTCTGTCGCAATTCCTCCTGCTCAGCTCGCACTGCTTTAACCACGTTGGGATGATCACGCCCGTTCATCAACTTGCTGGCGCTCATCGCCGGGAAGCTGAAG